GAGGACGGGTGTGAGTATTTGAATATCGTTCGCAAGAAAGACGGGAAATGAGAACTTATTGTGGCTGGAGTGATATATGAGAACTGGCAGGATGTTCCGCGCAACGCTTGGCCCTGCGAGTTCTTTTCGCCGGGGGAGATCGCGTGCAAGGGCACGGGGGAAATCCTCATCAACGTGGAGGGCTTACAGGCTCTGGATGCGTTCCGTCGCGAGATCGGCGTCCCGTTCTCTCCGAACAGTGCTTATAGGTCCGCGTATCACAATGCACGTGTGGGCGGCGCTCCTCTCAGCCAACACCGCTTTGGCACGGCTTTCGATATCCCGCTGGCTGTCGGATCAAAGGAAGCGATTGAGCGCGTCGGTCGATTGGTTGGCTTTCAAGGTTTTGGGCTGATGAATTACAGGACGTTCGTACATATTGACATGGGCAGAGCGAGGACATGGTAATGTGGGACTTTCTGGCATCGGCGCTATTCGGCGCTGGCACGGGGGGATTAGGGTTGATCTTCTCAGGCATTGCCAAGGCGTTTACTTGGTACGCCGACATGAAAGAGAAGGAAGCGGAGCACAAGCGCGTCATGGAATTGACGAGGCTGAATGCCGAAATCCGCGATAAGGAATTTGAGAATGAGCGACAGATCGAAGCCGACCGATCAGCAACAGAACTCCGTAACGCATCCTATGCTCACGACAGTGCAACCGGAAAAGCATCGCGCTGGGTGGTGGACATCCTTCGTCTGGTGCGTCCTGTTCTTACTCTGGGCCTTATCGTTCTGCTCGGCATCATCTACTTCACCATCGCAGACCTCGGAACCAAAGCAGAGATCGTCGGTGCTGTAATCTATATGGCTGTGTCATCGGTGACTTGGTGGTTTGGCGACCGCATGACTGCGAGAAAGAAATGAGCGTTATTGACTTCCCCGGCGAAACCAGACTGGACCTCGATCCCAAGCGCATCCTCGAAACAGCACTGGAACAGGACTTTGAATGCGTCCTTGTCGTCGGATGGAAGAATGACGGCGATATGTACCTTGCTGGATCAGCGGCGAACGTCATTGAAACGATAGGCACACTTGACATAGCCAAGGCCGCGCTGCTTAAGGATATGGTGGAATGAACATCGCTTTTCTTGCTCTCCTCAGTCGGCTGATTTGTAAATCGGTAGGCAGGTGAGTTCGTATTCCTTACAATCATCCAGTAAGTCCATGTCCTCCTTTGCCCTGTCCTCGTCGGCATATGCCCTCAGAACGCCAGACCCCGACCCGTCTCCATAGCGCCAAGATAAAACCCAAATTTCATCCATTCTCATGCCCTCCAAAGGCTTATTAATCGTCATTTCTTTGGCATCACTTCCAACTCGTATCCCAAGACATCCAGCACCTTTTCAAGTCTCATCCATGGCTGGCTCCGCTCTAGGTTGCGCCTGTATGAATTTAAAAGCTGCGGCGATATGTTCGCCGCTTCTGCGATCTGACACGCAGGGCGTCCGTCTTCGACGCAGAGTTGGTTTAGGATTTCAGATATTTCAGTCATACTCACTGACCCTGCACGGATATCCGCACTCCTGATACTCAACCATGTGCCGGTCAATAGCATCAAAAGCAACAATCCAAAAAACAAACGCCAACGTAAACGCGATGGCAACCCCAGCGATAAAGTTATTCATCTTCCAACTCCTCTTTGATCCTGTCATATGCAAGGCACCACTCTGGGTCATGCCCGGAAACCGTTCCGAGTTCGCACCAGCTATCCGCTCCCGTATCACTCGCCCATTCGTATCCGTAATACGGACACTCACGGCATTCTTCGGCGCAGTTCTCAAAAGCGTCAGCGACAATCTGCCATTTATCCATTGTTGAGCATCCTTATCGCCTTGAGTTCGTGAATGCCGTGTTCAATCAAGAAGTCCACGGCTTTCGGAAAGTCAATTTCCTTGCGGTCGATCTGGCCGCGCAGAGTCTCGACGTACAAGCCGCCACGCTGCGGCTTGTGTTTGTCGAGAATGTTTTGAATTGATTTGTTCATTGATTTTTCTCCCTTCTTGGCAGGGCGCTTAGTGCGCCGCTGCCTTCTCCAGTTCTGCGCGATACAATTCCAAACAAAGGATGCGCCGTTGAGTATAATTATTCCATTGGCCAACAACATCTTTTGAGAACCGATCTTCAATCTGCTCAATCTGTTCTGGCGAAAGTGTGTTCATGTGTTCTTGAATATTCATCGTGTTTTCCTTTCCTGTGTTAGCAAGGCGCTTATTGCGCCGCTGCCTGTTGAATTTGCTGCTGCACTTCCCACGCATCACCTACGCGGAACTTTTTAGCGATATGTGCGGCATCCATTTCGATCTTCCGCGCTTGGCTCATATAGCCGAGGTACTCAATCGCGTTGTAATCCCGCGCCGCCTTTTCGATGTATTCTTGCTTAGTCATCTGTCGTCTCCTGTTTGCGTTGTTGAGGTTGGCGGGGCGCTTATTGCGCCGCTGCCTGTTTGATAATCTCAACAATTTCCGGCTTGGTGTAGGCGTCCACCGTCTGACCGAGGTTTCCTTCAGCATCAACCCGCGCTGCAAACCAGCAGCGATAGGATCGGTCGTACCAATACTCAAATCCTTCAATGTTCGTGTATATTTTCATGTGTCTAAATCCCATGAGTGGCGGCGCTTATTGCGCCACCACCACTTCAATTTTAACTTTCGCGATCCGCTCGGCTTTGCATTTGGCGGCGTGTTGGCGAGCGACGCTGGTCAAGCCGCTGTCGCCCACAAGAAGACGCGGGTCGTAACCGGCTGCGATGAGGCGTTGGCGAACGTACTTGTCGTTGTAGGACGGATAACCGCGCTTCGGGAGTTCGACGGCAGGGCTGTCCGATGCGACAACGTGGATCAAGTTGCTCTCGGCGGTCTTCTGCGCCTTGGCGCGGTCGAGGCTGTGGCCCGACATCAGGGTCTCCCCGGTGTCGCGACTGATGATCGCCCACGCGGCGGTGACGGCGCGTTTGCCTTTGTAGGTGTCGGTGGTGCCGTTCGAGAAGATTGCTTTTTTCATCTGTCTAACTCCCGTTTGCGTTGTTGATGATGTAAATATATATAAGCTGGCTTAACTTGTAAACCCATTATCGACCATCAACTCAATTTTTTTTCGGGCATCCTCAAACCCGTTTGCGACGATAAATGCGTGGCCTATCGCCTCGACGTATTCGCCCCACGCTTTTTGATCTGGCGAGAGGCGACCGCCTTTCTCTCGTTTCATTTCAATCCATAGGTTCCATGCCGGAACGTGCAAATCGGAAACGCCTTTTAAGACGCCTTCGGCTTTTAGCCGCCCCGCCGAAGCCTTACCCCTAAAGCCGCCGTTCGGAATGGCGTATATCTTCACGCCGCGATATGTCTGTCGAAACCATTTTACCAGTTCGCGCTGTTCTTCGTGTTCCGACTTCATGCCCAATCCCTCGACAGTACCCGATAAAACTTTCCGTCGCGTTTGTATTTCAAAACGCTCGGCGGCTCACCGGCATTCATCAGCCAAGTCAAATCTTCAAGCCCCGCCGCTTCATTCGTATCGACGCCAGCAGCATTAGCTATCATTCCAAGAATACGAAGTGCCTTCTGGCCAGCGTATCCCTCGTGAGTGATCGGCAAATACTCAATAATGGGATCATCGGTTAATTCTCCATAATACGACACGGCAACCATTTCCTTGCCGCTCGATCGGCTGATATGCTTTCGCCACGACCATCCCGACACGTTCATTTCCAGAGCGTCCAAGCCCATAATGTCGTCGTCGTGGAGCTTCGCGCTTTCGTCCTTTGCTTCCGGCTCCGGGAACGGCGCACCGCAAGACGGGCATATCTTGGCCGATATATGCACCAACTCGTCGCAATTCTCGCAGACCTTTACCGGCGCTTCTCCTTCGCCTGATTTGCGCCCCGGATCGACCGCCGTAATAGGGCCGTGAGATTGAACAGCGCCAGCAAAGTCGAGAACAAGGCAATGATCGGTGTGAGATTTAGGGCGCATACCGCGTCCGGCCATTTGGACATATAGCGACACGCTGGCGGTCGGCCTTGCCATAACGAGCAAGTCAATGTCGGGATAGTCGAAGCCAGTAGTTAGCACATTGGCATTCGTCAGCGCCCTAATCTCGCCCGCCTTAAATCGCCGGATAATATCGTCACGCTCCCCGGCTGGCGTCTTACCCGTTATTGTTTCGGCGGATATCCCCTGTTCTCGTAGCTCGTCACGAATATGATAAGCGTGATCGACGCCGGTACAGAAGAACAACCACGCCTTACGCTCGCCAGCCAGCCTAATTGTCTCGCCCACGATCTTCACGTTTTGGCTGACGGTATCGACCGCCTTTTGAAGTTCGCTCTCGATATATTCGCCGCCGCGCTTATGAACACCCTCGGTCGATAGCGTCAGGTCCGTCACCTTGGACCGCAGCGGCGCAAGGTAGCCTTTATAAATCAACTCCTCGATGCTCACCGGCTCAATCAAATCGGCAAACAACGCCGGGGCATCGGTGATTAATCCGTGGCCCAATCTGTAAGGGGTGGCCGTCAGCCCTATGACCCGTAGCTTCGGATTGATTTGCGTCAACTCGTCAATCAACGTTCGGTATCCGCCTTCCTGATTGTGTGAAACAAGATGGCACTCGTCAATGATAACCAAATCAACGTGACCGATCAGCGCCGCCTTGTTGCGTATAGATTGAATACCAGCGAACGTAATTTGATCCAGCCGCTTTGAGCGTAGTCCCGCAGAATAAATCCCAAGCGGCGCGTTCGGCCAATGTTGACGCATTTTTTGAGCGTTTTGCTCAATAAGTTCTTTAACGTGCGTAAGCATGAGAATAGTCGTTTCAGGCCAATTCTGAACCGCATCCTTACATAGCGCCGCCACAATGTGCGACTTCCCTGATCCCGTTGGCAGCAC